GATAAAGCTCATGGAACTGGCGATGTAAAAGAAGGTAACGCTGGTGGTTACAAACATGGCGGTAAGGCTCACCACATGAAAAAAGGTGGTGCATCAAAAAAAGCCTACGCCACGGGGGGAAGTGTTAATAACGCTGGTCGCGCCGTGGCATTAGTACCAAGAGGTGTTGGAGCTAAAAAAGCACCTCCTGTTGCAATAACAGCGCTATCTGGAACCTATAAAAAAGGTGGCAAGGTAGCTTCTGGTAACCGTAAGTTAGAATCAGTTTATGATAGCGAAAATGCTCCAGATGTTCGTGAATCTAAAGCTGATACGCGTTTGAAATATGACCAAGATACATATCAAGGTCAAAACATTCCAAAGGCACCAACTTACAAAAAACGTGGCGGTAAATGCTAACAACAAATTGGTAGGGGGAGAAATTCCCCCTCCATTTTTTTAAGGATTAAATATGAGTAACGCAATAGTTTCATCAATTACAAGACAGGGTGCTTACGAGCCATTTGACTTACAAGTTGCTCGCAATCAAATTCTTGGCCATACTACTGTAAGTATTTTTGGTTATCAACCATCATTAACTACTACTTCAATTCCAATTTGGGAAAATGCTTCTACATATACATATATTACATCGGCATCAACATTATCATTAGTAAGTACATCTGCATCAGATGATACATCTGCAAAAATTTTAATTAGCGGTTTAGATTCAAACTTTAACCCTATTTCTGAAACATTAGCAATGAATGGTACTGGTGCTGTAACTACAGTTAATAGTTATTTTAGAGTTAATAGTTTATTAATGACTTCACCTGGAACTGGACAAAATACTAATGTAGGCACTATTACATTAAAACAATCATCAAACGTAGTTGCGCAAATTAACGTAGGGATTGGTAAATCACAAAGCACTATTTTTACAGTGCCAGCAGGTTATACATTTTATTTAGATTTGGCAGAAGTAAATACATCAAATAGCTATACAGGTTCAACAATCGTTACATATAAAGTTCAAGCAATTAATAATGTAACTGGCGTTAAATTAACTGTATTACAACAGCCATTTGTATCTATTTATACAGCAACTAGATCTCAAGATCCATTTGCTTATTCTGAAAAAACAGATATTCAATGGCAATTAGTAACTAATACTGGAACGATTGCAGCTGGTGTAATTGTGACTGGTAAGCTAATTCAAAATAACAATACAACAACTGGTTCAGGTAGTTAATTATGCCAAGCGTAAGCAAAAAACAACATAACTTAATGGAAGCTGTGGCTCATAGTTCTTCTTTTGCTAAAAAAGTAGGTATACCACAACATGTTGGAAAAGATTTTGCTGAAGCAGACAAAGGTAAAAAGTTTGCTAAAGGTGGTTTATATGCAAATATTCATGCTAAACAAGAGCGTATAGCTCATGGTAGTCACGAACATATGCGTAAGCCTGGATCAAAAGGCGCACCAACTGCTGAAGCATTTAAAAAGTCAGCATTAACTGCAAAACCAATGAAAGAAGGTGGCCCATCTCTAGCGGTAGGACGCGGTGAGAAGTTACCTACAAAACAAGGCGCAGGGCTAACAGCAAAAGGCCGTGCTAAATATAATCGAGAAACAGGTAGTCACTTAAAGGCACCACAACCTCAAGGAGGTTCACGTAAGAATAGCTTTTGTGCGCGTATGTCAGGTGTTGTAAAACACTCATCAGGCGACGCTCCTAGAGCAAAAGCTTCCTTAAGACGTTGGAAATGCCCAGGGTGGTAAAAGGACAATATGGCTTACTCTGGTACCGTTGGAACAACTGTAATAAGTGTTCAACAATTAATAGATCATGGAGCAAGACGATGCGGTAAACTTGCTGAAGAACTTACTTCAGAGCAAGTATTATCTGCAAAAGAATCTCTTTACTTTTTTTTATCAAGTCTTATTAACATTGGCATTCAATATTGGGCCATTAATAAGACCGTAATAGGCTGTATAGCTGATAATTATATCTATCCCTTACCTTTGGGTTCAGTTGATGTTTTAAATGCGTTATATCGCACTATAAACCGTCCTAGCGGTGGTTATACATCGTCTACTAGCTCATCTTTTGGAAACCTTGCTAACGTTTATGATGGAAATACATCAACTTATTACGTTCAAGCCAATCCAAACGGCAATATTCAAGTTAACTATGGCACTAATAACAATGTCTATATTGCTTCCATAGGTATTATGCCTTACGTTGCTGGCGGTGGTAGCGCATCATGGACTTATGTATTTGAATACTCTATAGATGGAACTAACTGGCTTACATTAAATGGCCCAACAACAGCCACAGTAACAGATGGCCAATGGATTTGGACAGATATTAATCCTGGTCAAAACGTTCAATACTACAGAATTAGTGCTGAAAATGGCACAACGTTATCTTTAAGAGAACTATTCTTTGGTAACAATACATTAGAAGTTATGATGTCACGATTAAATCGCGATGACTATACAAACTTACCTAATAAAAACTTTGCAGCAAATCAGCCGTATCAATTTTGGGTAGACAGAAATGTTCCTCAACCTAATATTTATATTTGGCCTACACCGTCTAATTCTTTTGTTCAAGTTACTTGCTGGTATTCACGTCAAATTATGGACGTAGGTGCATTAAATGGCCAGTTAGAAATTCCACAACGTTGGTATGAAGCAGTTGTCAATAACTTGGCACATAAAATGTCTATGGAACTTCCACAAGTTGACATTAACCGAATACAATACTTAGAAACTCAAGCTGCTAAATCATTAAACGAAGCAGAACAAGAAGAAAGAGATAAATCACCAATTTATTGGGCGCCAAATATTAGCGTTTACACAAGATAATGCCAATATTTATAGATACACTAGGCTATTCAACGATTGCGATAGCTGTATGCGATAGATGCAAGATGAAAAGACCACTTGCAACATTATCATCTGATCCTAACTTTCCAGGCTTAAGAGTCTGCGATCAAGGATGTAAAGATCAGTATGATCCATATCGTTTAGCAGCAAGAAAAACTGAAAGAATTAACCTAAGATTTCCGCGTGTAGATACAAATATTGCTGTAGTACCTGACGCAATAATTACTGGCGGAATTACAAGTGTATTTGAGCTTTCACCAGAGCAAAATACACAAACACCTGAAAACAACGGAAACTTGGATACTTTGGCACCATCACCAAACCCAAGTCCAGATAATACGAACTAAGGACTATTAATGGCTAATGTACAGATAACCCAATTACCACAGGCTGGAGCAATTACAGGAACTGAAGCCGTACCTATAGTGCAGAATGGCGTAACAGTTCAAACAACAACTGGCAACATAGCAGGATCACCTACACAAACTGCTTCATTCTTAGAAGTTAGTTTATCAGGCACTACACCTAATGCACGTTATCTAGCTCCAAACGGAACATTAACAGCTATAGACGGTGGCTCTGGATCATCTTATTCATTAGGTATTGCATCAAACGTAGCGTTACCTGGTACTGCTGGTGCAGTTCTTCCAACAGGAACTACAGCTCAACGTGGCGGTACAAACGGACAAATTCGTTATAACTCAGATGTAGGTATATTTGAAGGCCAAGCAAACGGCGGATGGATTACATTAGGTAACCCAAATGCATCTTCTATTAATATTACAGCAAGCACTGGTATCACATTAACACCAAATCCAATTACACAATCTGGAACGGTTGCTATTTCAAATACTGGAGTTACACCTGGATCATATGGATCAGGTACAGCTATTCCAACATTTACTGTTAACGCACAAGGTCAACTCACAGCAGCTGGATCAGTTTCTGTAAGCTTCTTAAACTACTTAGGTACATGGAACGCTTCAACTAATACACCAACGCTTACATCAGGCACAGGCGTTAAAAACTCATACTATGTAGTATCAGTTGCTGGTACGACAACACTTGATGGCATTTCATTATGGTCAGTAGGTGATTGGGCCATCTTTAATGGCACTGTATGGGAAAAAGTAAACGGTTCATCATCCGAAGCATTCAATACAATTACTTTAGTAGGTGCTATATCAGCATCATCTAACATAGGTGCATTATCTTACGGAACTTTAAGTTATTCAGATACAAACATATTTGCATCTTTTGCTAACAGTGTTAATGCATACAATCAAATCGTATTACAAAACAAGAGTAACGGCGCATCAGCTTCTACAAACTTTAATATTTCTAACGATCAAGCATCAGCAACTACTAACTATGGTGAGTTTGGTATTAACTCATCAGGATTTAGTGGAACAGGCGCATTTAACACAGCAGGTAGCGTATATCTAGCTGCAGCTTCTACAGATTTAGCAATAGGTACTTATGGCTCTAACGCTATCCACTTTGTTGTAAATAGTGGTGCTACAGACGCTATGACCATTAATACTTCTAATGCAGTAGCATTTAATGGATTATACGGAACATCTGGACAAGTATTAACATCAGGCGGATCAACAGGAACACCTACATGGGTATCTCAAAGCTCTCTTGGCGTAACAATTACAGTTGGCACTACACCTGTAGCAAGCGGAACTTCTGGTTACATACTTTATAATAATGCAGGAGTATTAGGTAACTTATCAACAACAGGAACTGCTGGATCCGTAGTTTTATCTAACTCTCCAACAA